ACTTGACGTAAAAGGAACGCTTCGACTTTCCGGTTCAAGTTCTGGTTATGTAGGACTGGCTCCCGCTGCTGCTGCTGGATCAACCACCTACACGTTGCCAAGCGCTGATGGCACTTCTGGTCAATTTCTGTCTACGAACGGCACAGGAACGCTTTCGTGGGCTACCGGTAGCGGTGGCGGCGGCTCTCCAGGTGGTAGCAATACTCAAGTTCAGTTTAATAACTCAGGAGCATTTGGTGGTTCTGCCAACCTGACTTGGGACGGAACAACTCTAACCGGCACTGGATTTTCTGGCCCGCATAACGGCACAGTTGGCGCAACAACGCCAACAACCGGCATTTTTACTACCGCAACCGTTCGTTCAACAGCGGTACAAGATTTTGTTGCTTTGCAAGGTCGGGCGGGTGGCACAAACAGCTATGGCGTAACGCTTACGCCAACAACGTTGACCGCCAGCCGCACTCTGACGCTGCCAGATGCTAGCGGCACGATTCTGCAAAGCGGAACTGCGGTTACGGTGGCCCAAGGCGGTACTAACGCCACTACCGCAAGCATTACGTCTTTTAACAATATCACTGGCTATTCTGCTGCTGGCGCTACCGGCACAACCAGTACCAACCTTGTTTTCAGCACCAGCCCGACAATTACCACCGCAGCGTTGACCAACCCAACGGTCACCAACTACGTTGAGACTCTGTACACGGCCAACACCGGCACTGCAATTACGGTGGATTTGGCAAACGGCACGGTTCAAAACTACACATTGACGGGCAACGCTACGATTACAATGCCAACGGCAGTCGCTGGAAAATCGTTTATCATCATTTTGTCCCAAGACGGGACTGGCAGCAGAACGGTTACTTGGTCAACCGTTGTTTGGCCTTCCGCTACAGTCCCTACAATTACTAGCACTGCAAACAAAAAAGATATTTATTCATTTTTTTCTAACGGTACAAATTGGTTTGGAACAACTGTTGGACAAAACTACTAATGTTTGCGGCGTCTAAAACAAGCAAAGCGGCGGCTGTAGTCGCAACAGATTCTTATTTTCCGTATGTCCCATTGTTGTTAGAAACAACTAGCACAAATGGACAGCAAAACAATACGTTTTTAGACTCTAGCACTAATAACTTTACTATTACTAGAGTTGGAACTGCAACTCAAGGATCTATAAATCCTTACCGGCCTGTAAATTATTGGAGCGTGTATTTTTCTAATAGTTATTTAAGTGTTGCAGATAGTTCAAATTTAAGATTTGGTTCTAATAATTTTACTATTGAGGCGTGGGTGTTTCGTACAGCATCTGGCGCCACTCACACGATTGCTTGCAAAGGCTCTTCAACCGGACCTACAGGTTGGGTTTTCCAAATAAGTTCTGCTGATAAATTAGTCTTTATTGATACTTCAACAAGTATTACTGGCTCAACAAGCATTGCATCAAATACTTGGACGTATGTTGCAGTTGTCAGGTCAGGGACTGGATCAAATCAAACCACTTTGTACATCAACGGTGTTTCTGACGGAACTGGTACTTCTGCTACTACATTTAACCAAACTGATGCCATGAGAATTGGCACAGACAGATCCGCTACAAATTCGTTTGCTGGTTACGTTTCCAGCTTAAGACTGTCAAACACAAATCTGACATTGTCCAATCAAACTTCTCCATTGTCTGTTCTTGCAAGCACAATATTTTATTCGCTTGTGTACAACAGATTTTTGGATGGGTCATCACTTAACAGCGCAATTACAGTTGGAACAGGAACCCCGCAAATACAAACTTTCCAGCCGTTTTCCCCAGAAGCATCTTACACTTCTGCGACGTATGGAGGTAGTTCGTATTTTAATGGAACAACCGATTATTTAACAATTCCCGCCAATACAGCATTTGCGTTTGGTTCTGGTGATTTCACAGTTGAAGCGTGGATTTATACAACATCTAGAATTGGTTCTGGCAATTTTGGTTCTCAAATTGCTGGATGCCAAATTTATGGAGTTAGTGCAGATTGGGTATTTTGCTTAACAACAACAGGAGCGTTATACTTTCAAATTACTTCATCTTCTTCTGGTGCGTTTCTTTCTAGCTCAACGGTTCCTTTAAACTCTTGGAATCATGTTGCAATTGTCAGATCAAGCGGAACAGTAACGGCTTATATTAACGGTGTAGACGCTGGAAATTCTATAACTTATACCACTTCGGTAACCAATACTATAACAGCATTTAGCATTGGAGGGGCATCAAACGGAAGCGCAAATAGTTTGATGCAAGGTTATATATCTAATCTTAGGGTTGTGAAAGGCACAGCAGTTTACACTGCAGCATTTACCCCACCTACTGCTCCTGTTACGGCAATCACCAACACCAGCCTGCTGACCAACTTCACCAACGCGGGGATTTACGACGCTGCGGTGCAGAACAATGTGATTACAGTTGGAGATGCCCAAGCGTCAACCACGGTAGCCAAGTGGTCGCCTACCAGTATGAAGTTTGATGGGACTGGGGATTACCTTGATTTGGGTGCAAACCCGGCATTTATATTAGGATCTGCAAACTGGACCGTAGAAGGATGGGTTTACCCAACGGCAACATCTACAGGGCATTGGATGTATTTGCAAGGCAATGCTTCTGCCTACGCTGCAATTAGGATTGGTTGCGAAGCAAATAAAGTGTTTTTGCTTATAAGCACAAACGGGACAACTTTTACTATTTCATCTGGCCTTGTTGGGACTGTCCCAATTAATTCTTGGACTTATCTTGCAGTTACACGCTCTGGCACAACCGTAACCTTGTATGTTAACGGAACGTCTGTGTACACAAGCACAGCTTTAGGAACGTCTTCTTTAATGACCGGAATATATAATTTGGTTGGACGTATTGATCCAACGAATTTGCAATATTTTACTGGCTACCTGCAAGACGTTCGCATTACCAAGGGCGTTGCCCGCACTATTGCAACGCCAACATCAGCATTCCCGACGAGGTAATTGTGCAACTTGCTAATCAAGATTTGGTCATCAAAGACCACACAGAATGGTTTCCCGATACAAGTTTCGGTTCCCGTGGCCCGTCACTGGACTGGATCGCGGAGCAGGGCTACTACGTTATTTCTGTGTGGAAGCCCTACAACCATGCGACTGAGAAACTTGTCTCTGCTGCTCCACATCTATATGACGGTATGTGCTGCTTGGTTGACGTTGCACCGCTAACCGCTGAAGAGTTGCAAGCGCGGGTTGACACTCAATGGGCCGCAATTCGTAGCGCCCGTAATCAAATGCTCAAAGATTGCGACTGGACCCAAGTAGCAGACGCTCCGGTTGACAAGGCTTTTTGGGCAACGTATCGGCAAGCGTTGCGAGACATCACGACTCAAACCGATCCGTTTAACATTGTTTGGCCTTCACAAAATTTAGCGGAGCCGGAAAATGCCAGTTAACTTATCGCCCGTAGCGGGGGCCGCACAACAGTTTTTTACTAACAGCGGAGTTCCGCTTTCGGGTGGTTTGTTGTACACCTACGCGGCTGGCACGACCACGCCGCTGGCTACCTACACAACCGCTGCCGGTACGACTGCCAATAGCAACCCGATTGTGCTGAATTCAGCAGGGCGACTGGATAGCGAAGTTTGGCTAACGTCCACGCTAACGTACAAGTTTATCCTTAAGGACTCCAGTGGCACCACGATTGCCACCTACGATGATATCCCCGGTATTGGCAGCGCCAATGGCTTGACCAGCGGGACATCCATTCTGTACGGCAACGGCAGCGGTGGGTTTAACAACGTAGTGATCGGGTCTAACCTAAGTTTTGTTGGCGGCACGTTGTCGGCTACAGCAGGTGGTGGCAGCGGCGTTACTTCCGTCGGGCTTACCGCACCCGCAGCGTTTACCGTCACCGGCAGTCCTGTTACTACGACTGGCACGTTGGCGATTACTTATTCTGGGACGCCGATTCCGATTACCAGCGGTGGAACTGGTACCAGTACGACCGTTCCAAACGGAGTTATGGTAGCCCCAGGCGTTGGCCCTGGTTTAGATTCTGTGGGGTTTATAGCGCCAGGAACTGGTGGAAATTTATTAACCAGCAACGGATTGACTTGGAATAGTTCACCACCTACTGTGCCAACCACCGCGCTTGGCATCGGAACCTATTGTTTCTGCCGCGCAAGTTCATTTCCGTTTGGTGCTATCCAGCCGGGGAACGACATTGCCGGTTCGTATCTGATTCCGACAAGCACCTACAACAACCTTTCGTACACGACCGCGTTAAGCGGAACGTGGCGTTGCATGGGTTATTTGGATAGCACAACAAGCATGACCTTGTTCCTTAGAATTTCTTAATGTAAGATAACCGTACTGGCGCGGCACACCAGGGAATCCAAGGATTCAAAATGTCCGAAGAAGTAGTAGTAGCGTCTGAAGCGGAAGTAGCGCCCGCGCCGGAACTGGAAGCCACGGCGGCCCCGGAACCTGTAGATACGCCGGAAGTTGCGCCCAAGACATTCTCGCAAGAGGAACTTGATGCGGCAATTCAAAAACGTCTCGCAAGAGAACAGCGAAAGTGGGAGCGTGAGCGTCAAGCACCGCCGCCCGTTGCCGTTGATGTCCCGCCAGTAGATCAGTTTGATTCGGTTGATGCGTATGCA